TTCGCTGCGCTCGCAATGACAACTGTTTCTTTCTATGGGCTCTGATCAGAGAGAGTTGGCATTAATCCTCACTGTCCTCACTGGCTCATTGTTATATCAATTCACAGGGAGACAGTGAGACCAGTGAGGAGGAAAACGATGAGAGAACTCCATAGCGCGCCTGCGGCGCGCATCATCTTTTCCTCCTTCCCTTATCCTCACTGTCCTCACCGGCTCCCTGTTCTATATTTCACAGGGAGGCAGTGAGATCAGTGAGGAGGAAAACGATGAGAGAACGCCATAGCGCGCCTGCGGCGCGCATCATCTTTTTCTTCCTTCCCTTATCCTCACTGTCCTCACCGGCTCCCTGTTCTATTATTTCACAGGGAGGCAGTGAGATCAGTGAGGAGGAAAACGATGAGAGAACGCCATAACGCGCCTGCGGCGCGCATCATCTTTTCCTCCTTCCCTTATCCTCACTGTCCTCACCGGCTCCCTGTTCTATTATTTCACAGGGAGACAGTGAGATCAGTGAGGAGGAAAACGATGAGAGAACGTTATAGCGCGCCCGCGGCGCGCATCATCTTTTCCTCCTTCCCTTATCCTCACTGTCCTCACCGGCTCCCTGTTCTATTATTTCACAGGGAGACAGTGAGATCAGTGAGGAGGAAAACGATGAGAGAACGCCATAGCGCGCCTGTGGCGCGCATCATCTTTTTCTTCCTTCCCTTATCCTCACTGTCCTCACTGGCTCAGTGTTATATCAATTCACAGGGAGACAGTGAGATCAGTGAGGAGGAAAACGATGAGAGAACGCCATAGCGCGCCCGTGGCGCGCATCATCTTTTTCCTCCTTCCCTTATCCTCACTGTCCTCACTGGCTCAGTGTTATATCAATTCACAGGGAGGCAGTGAGATCAGTGAGGAGGAAAACGATGAGAGAACGCCATAGCGCGCCCGTGGCGCGCATCATCTTTTTCTTCCTTCCCTTATCCTCACTGTCCTCACTGGCTCATTGTTATATCAATTCACAGGGAGGCAGTGAGATCAGTGAGGAGGAAAACGATGAGAGAACGCCATAGCGCGCCTGCGGCGCGCAAAATGTTTTTCTGATGCCTTATACCAGATCCCAATGATGAGAACCTATACTCCCCTTGTCATCGCGAAGAGCGAAGCGAGGAAGCAATCTCGGCGGCATATTGCACCCGGCGCGGGATTGCTTCGCTGCGCTCGCAATGACGGCTGTTTTTATGGGTTCTGATCAGAGTTTGGTATTACGCGCTGGGCGCCAAGGAGGCGCTGAAAGCGCTGTTGAGGAGGAGCGGCTGACATGCAGCTTTCGTTCGGCTCCGGCGCCTTGTGGGGCGAGCGCCTCGATGCGACCGGCTCGGGCATCGGCCCGCGCCAGTTCGGCGTGTTGCAGGATATCCAGATCGATTTCGACTGGACCACCAAGGAGCTTTACGGCCAGTACCAGTTCCCGCAGGCGATCGCGCGCGGCCAGTGCAAGGTAACCGGAAAGGCCAAGTTCGCGCGCATCCTGGGGCTGCTCTACGCCGATCTATTCTGGGGGATCGGCGCCGCCACCGGCCAGTTCGCGGTGGCCCAGAACGAGGCGCAGAACGTGCCGGCGACGACGCCCTACACGGTCACCGTCGCCAACGCCGCGTCCTACAACGACGATCTCGGCGTCTATTACGCCGCCACCGGCAAGGCCTTCAACCGCGTCACGACACCCTCGGCGGCCGGGCAGTATTCGGTCAACTTCTCGACCGGGGTGTATACGTTCAGCGCCGCCGACGCCGGCGCCGCGCTCTTGATTTCCTACACCTACAATCTGACGACAAGCGGCTCCAAGATCACGCTGACCAACCAGTTGCTCGGCACGACGCCGACCTTCAAGGCGACGTTCTACCAGCCGATCAGCCCCTACGGCATCGGCGGCTCGGCCGAAAACGCGCCGCTGGCGCTACGGCTCAACGCCTGCACCGCCAGCAAGTTCACGGTGCCGACCCGGCTCGACGACTGGACCATCTTCGAGTTCGACTTCCAGGCCTTCGCCGACGCCGCGGGCACGCTCGGCTATCTGTCGACGGTCGAATGATGATCGACGGCGTCGCACTGCGCATGGGCGGGCGCGAATGGATCGTGCCGCCCTTGACGCTGGGGCAGATGCGCCGGCTGTTGCCGCGGATCGCGCAGCTCAAGGATTTCGGCGCCGAGATGGGCGAGGTCGAGATCGACGTCATCGTCGACCTGGTCGCCGCCGCGCTGTCGCGCAACTATCCCGGCGTGACGCCGCAACAGGTCGCGGAGCTGGTCGATCTCGGCAACGCCCGCGAGGTCGTGCAGGCGATCCTGACCGGCTCCGGGTTGAAGCCGGCGGGGGAAGCGCAGCCGGCGGCGAGATCGAGCGGGGAGTGTGCCGATTGTACGGCGAGCTCGCCACCGGCTGCGGATACCCAATCCCCGTGATCGACGCGATGACGATGGCCGAGGCCGAGCTGATCTTCGCGGCCTGGCGCGAGGCGCCGCCGGCGCATCACATGCTGCAGGTGCTGGCGCGGCTATGGGGCTGGCAGGGACCGGCGGCGGGTCGCGTAGAGACCCCGCCGGCGCCAACGATCGCCGATCTGGCCGGCATGCCCGGCTTCAGCCGCCGGCGCGACGTGCATGAAGGGCTGCCGGCGCCGATCCTCGATTTCGAGACCCTGAAGGCGCGCCATGCCCGATGACGTCCAGCTCCGCTTCGGCGCCTCGGTCGGCGATCTGAGCGCCGGCGTCGCGCAAGTGAAGGCGCAGATCGCCTCGATCCGCGCGCCGGTCGACGATCTGATTTCGGGCTTCCGCGAGCTCGGCAAGGCGATCGGCGCCGCCTGGGCGCAGCGCCGCAGCGAATCAGCCTGGCATCGCTTCTCGGCACCGATCGCGCGCGGTCTCTCGGACGCCCTGACCAACGCCGTGCTCGGCATCCGCACTTCGGGCGGCCTGCGCGAAATCATGCTCGGCCTCGAGAAATCGGTGGTCGGCGGCATGATGTCGAACCTCGTCAAGGGGCTCGGCGACACGCTGGTCAAGCCGCTGTTCACCGGCCTGATCGGCCAGGGCGGCATTGTGGGCGGCCTTGCCAATCTGCTGCTCGGCAACCCGCGGGAGACGACCAAGATCTCGCTGCTTTCGATCATCGCCGCCAACACCGGCGCCACCGCCGCGGCGGCCGGGGCGACCGCGGCGGCGACCGGCACCAGCGCCGTCACCGGCCCCCTTGGCAGCCTCGGCGGCGGCATCCTCGGCGGCGGCTTTTTCGGCTCGATCTTCAAGGGCATCGGCTCGTTCTTTACAAGCCTGTTCGCGCAGGGCGGCATCGTGCCGACGGCCGCCGGCGGCTGGGCGCTGCCGGCCTTCGCCGGCGCCATGCCGGCGCTGTTGCATTCGCGCGAAATGGTGCTGCCGGCCGACATCGCGCAGGGCCTGCAGGGCCTGATCCGCGGCGGCGGCACGGGCGAGGTGCACGTCCATCTCGGCTTTCACGGGCCCGCCGACGGCGCCTCGATCGGCCGCTGGTTTGCGCAGAACCGCGGCGCGCTTGCCGCCGCGGTCGGCGAGGCCTGGAACGCCGGCGCGCTGTCATGGCCGTAGCGCGCGGGGCGCCCCCGGCCCGGCGCCGCGATCATCGGCAATGACCCGCAGCAATGCGGCGATGTCATCGGCGCGCGCCGTCAGCAGCGCGCAGAGATCCCGCCACACACCGGGCGGGATCGGATGATCCCCGGCGGTCCAGCGCTGCACCGTGCGCAGCGCCACGCCGAGATCGCGGGCGAGCGGCGCCTGCCACCGCTCTCCATAAAGCGCTTCGCCGCTGCGCCGCAGCAGGCTTGCCCCGGGCCCCGATCCGGGAGCGATCTCGCGCATCGCGCCTTCTCAGTGCGGCGGCGGCACAACGCGCAGCAACGCAAACAGGATTCCGTCCAACAGGCTGACAACGGCAAAGACCATCCCAAAGAGACGCCAGCTCTGCTGATGAACGGCCTTTTCAATCGTCAGCTTCAGATCATCGCGCGTCATCCGCAGCTCATGCCCGAGCTTATCGACCGCCTGCTGGAGATCGTCCCTGCTGACAAGGTCGGGGAGGACATAGCTCACCAGCGCCGCGACCTGCGCCTCCGCGTCGCGGCGATCGAGTCCGGCCGCTTCAAGGGCTTTTGCATAAGCGAGCGTATCGATCGTCATCTCGGCCTCCCCGCCGACATCGCCTCGGTCCTCCGCCGCAGCCGTGTCGCTAATGTGTGACATTGCCGGCGGCGGTTCAACCAGAAAGCCATGAGCTTCAACCAGTTCCCGAACCTGCCCGGGCTGGCCTGGTCGGTCACGAAGACGCCGACCTTCAAAACCCGCATCCAGAAAGCGGTGTCCGGGCGCGAACGGCGCGCCAACGATCAGGCGCTGCCGATCTGGACCTGGACGCTGACCTACGATTTCCTCCGCGACAACATCGCCGGCGGCTACAACGAACTGCGCACATTGATGGCCTTCCACGCGCAGCAGCAGGGCGCCTATACCGGCTTTCTCTACACCGACCCGACCGACAACGCGGTCACGGGCCAGGCGCTCGGCACCGGCAACGCCTCGCAAACCCAGTTCCAGCTCGTGCGCAACCTCGATCCCGCCCTGCCCGGCGGCGGCTACAACGAACCGATCGTCGCCCCGAACCTGGTCGGCGCCGTCTATCTGAACGGCGTCGTGCAATCCCCTTCGAGCTATTCGGTCAACGCCAATACCGGCATGCTGACCTTCACGACGGCGCCCGGCTCCGGCGTCGCCGTCACCGCCGATTTCAGCTATTTCTTCCGCGTGCGCTTTTCCGACGACACCGCCAGCTTCGAGAACTTCATGTTCCAATTGTGGCGGCTGAAGCAGATCAAGTTCGTCTCGATCCTGCAGTAACAAGATGGTCCGCCCCGCCCCGGCCGCGCTGGTTAGCTGGCTGGCCAGCTCGCGCCTGTTGACCGCCTATGATCTGTGGACCTTCCAGCTCGCCGGCGGCGAAGTGTTGCGCTATTCCGGCGCCAGCGTGGCGCTCATCGTCCCCGGCACCTGCTGGGCCGCCAATTCCGGCTCGCTGAACTATTCGGCGACGGCCACCTGGACCTTTGCGCTCGGGCCGGTGTTCCAGCGCGGCCGCGTCAAATGCAAGATCGGCGTCGAGGCGCAGCCGCTCAGCGTGACGATCGGCGCCGGCCCGCAGGATCTGATCGGCACGCTGACCTGGCAGCAGGCGATCTATGCGCGGCTGTTCGACGGCGCCGTCGTCGAACTCGATCGTTTCTTTCCCGGACCCGGCGGCCCGACCGATACCTCGATCGGCTGCATCGTGTGGTTCTACGGGCTGGTCGGCCAGATCGCCTGGGGCCGCACCGGCATCACCATGACGGTCAATTCGCCGCTCGGGCAGCTTGCCAATCTGCAGATGCCGCGGCGCATCTACGGCGCCAACTGCACGCATGTGTTCGGCGGCGCGATGTGCGGCTACAACCGCACCGCCGGCACCAACGCCGCCGGCGCGGCGACCGGCATCGGCGCCGTGACCGTCACCGCCGCCGCCGGCTCGACGCAGCTCGCGGTGGCGACCGGCTTTTCGCCCAATCCCGCAACCGCCTATGACGAGGGCACGATGATCGGAACCTCCGGCGCCAACAGCGGCTTCACGCGCACGATCCAGTACCTGGCCGGCGGCACCGTCAACCTGACCGCGCCGTTCGTCTATCCGGTCGCGGTCGGCGACGGCTTCACGCTGCTGCCGGGCTGCGACCATACCGCCGCGACCTGCCAGAACACGTTCAACAACCTCGCCCGCTTCGGCGGCATGCCCTACATCCCGCCGCCGGAGGCGGTCGTATGAAGTGTCGCATGGCGGGGCGCTTGCCGCCCGGGGCCGCGTGCCGCTGCAAGACCGCCCCGGCGCAGGAGGGGGCGCCGTCAGGCCGGCATGTACGGCGGACGGTGATCCGATCGTCTATGACGAGGACGGTCAGGCCCATGCCTACGATACGGGAGGCCGTCCGCGCGCGTGCATATTGCCGCTTTGCGATCGATGTTGGCGTCGGCCAAGGCGCTGGTCAGCGACAGCCGGTCGGTCATGGCCGCTCACATAGCGGTTCGCGGGGCAGGGGGCAAGGCGGGACGGGCCGTTCCGCCGCCGTTCGCGAACGCGCCCGCGGCGCTGCGAGGCGGCGCTTCGGGTTCTTCACGGTGTTCTGAGGATCAGCCGTGCGGCGGCCAGTAGTGGAGCGCGGCGAAGAGAAGGCCGGCGAGCACGACGACGA